GACGAGTGCGTCGGCCATGGCGTCACTGCCGCGCTGGTCTGCTTCGACGTACATCGCGTGCAGGTTCTCGTCTCGCTTGATGTAGTTGTGGAACGTCGAGATAGGCAAGTTAGACTGGTCGCACGCTTCGGTCAGCGTGTTGCCTTGACTGATTAGGTCAATCGCATATAGAACTGCGGGGTAGTAGTCGTAGGGCAGCGCCATGTCGGGGTTCCTTGCTTTGATCTCAACATAGGCGAAAGATACGTGGCAGGCAACCTTAGTGTACAGAAAGAACGCGAACTTGCCGAGTTCATAGCAAGCTTCTTCGCTGACCCCTTTGGGTTCGTCATGGCGGTGTTTCCGTGGGGCGAACCGCAGCTACCCGACGGGTCGTTCAATCCGTTGCACGACAAGGACGGCCCGGAGGACTGGCAGCGCGAAGAACTTATAGCGCTGGGCGAAGCGATACAAAACAACGTACTCTTGACCGAACTCGGCTTGCAGATGGAAGTGTACCGTCTCGCCATTGCGTCCGGGCACGGTATCGGCAAGTCAGCGTTCGTATCGTGGATCATACTGTTCTTGATGTCCACGCGGGTCGATACGCGTATGGCCGTGACCGCTTCGACGCAGTTCCAGCTTGAAGACAAGACGTGGCCCGAACTGTCCAAGTGGCACAACCTGATGCTGCACAAGCACTGGTTCGTGTGGTCTGCGACCGCGTTGAGTTTCGCTGCGTACCCAGAAGCGCGACGTAAGAACTATCGCGCCACCGCCGCAACAGTGTCAGAGACCAACACGGAAGCGTTTGCGGGACTGCACAACGAAGGCAAGACCGTGGCCGTAGTGTTCGACGAAGCGTCTGGCGTATACCCAAAGATATGGGAAGTGGCAGATGGTGCGCTCACCGATGGTGAAGCGTTTTTCTTTGCGTTCGGAAACCCAACAAAGCCCGACGGAGAGTTCGCAGACTGTTTCGACAAGCACGCCAGTCTGTACCGCACGCGGCACGTTGACAGCCGCGAAGTCTCGTTCACCAACAAGAACGCGTTGAACGACATTATACGTAAGTACGGTGAAGACAGTGACGAAGCAAAGGTACGGGTTAAAGGGCAGTTTCCGTCGCAGAGCTTTAATGGCTTCATAATGGCGGACGCGGTTGACGAGGCCATGCACCGCGAAGAGTACGGCGATCCCGGAGCCGCGTTGATTATGGCAATCGACGTGGCGCGGTTTGGTAACGACAAGAGCGTTATCAAGTTCCGACAGGGACGCGACGCGCGCAGCATACCCGCGTTAAAGTTCGGCAAGCTATCGACCGTACAGTTGGCGGAGATCGCAGCGCGTGAGATAAACGCAAAACGACCCGACGCAGTTGTGATCGAGAGCACCGGACCCGGCGCGGGCGTGATCGACATATTGCGCGACAAGGGATACCGCATCCACGAAGTCCATCCCGGCAGTGCCGCAATAAACCACGAGCACTACGTCAACAAGCGCGCGGAGTATTGGGCGGGGATGCGAGACTGGATATACGATCAGGGCTGTCTCGAAGAAGACGCAGAGTTGCGGGCGCAGTTGATAAGCATCATGTATACGCTCGACAGGCACGAGCAGCGCATCAAGTTGGAAGCCAAAGAGGACATGAAGAAGCGGGGCTTGCCATCGCCGGACGAAGCGGATACATTGGCGCTGACGTTCGCCGTTAAAGTCGCGCGCAGAGACCGTAACAACCTACGATCCAGCAACCGTGGCCGTTTGGCGAAGATGCAAGACGACCCTTTAGCGATGTGAGGCAGACATGGTGAGCACCCCCAAAGCACCCGAAGTTCGGTACCCCGATCCTTTGCCGCCGCCCCCGGAGCGTTCCGACGCTGACACGGCGGCACTGGCGGAGCAACAGCGCTCCAAGTTCTTCCGGCGCGGAGGCCGCGCGGCCACGATGCTGACAGGCGGTTCCGGCACCGAAGGCGGTTCGTCCGCGATCCGGTTCCTTGGCGGTTCGGCGAGGACATAACATGACGCGACAGGCGGCGGAAGAAGTCATAAAGCTGTACGAGCAGGCCAAGTCTATACGCTCCGTTCATGAGAACGACTGGCGCATGGCGGCGGCGTACTGTCTGCCGTCGCACTATGCGGCGTGGCAAACCGACGGTCCTGCGGCGTATCACAACAAGAACTCCGCTGCGCGCCGCGTAGCGTACGACACGACAGGCGCGCGTAGCCTGCCTAAATACGTATCCATTCTCGAACGACTGGCGACGCCCGCAGGTCAGAAGTGGCATGGTCTAATGCCGTCCGACACTTCGCTGCGCAAGAAACGCCGAGTGCGGGCGTACTTTGACGACTTGTCGTCTCTCATGTTCAAGTACCGCTACAACCCGCGTGCTCGGTTCCGCGTATCCACTAACGAGGTCTACACCTCTATGGGCGTGTATGGAAACGGACCGCTGTACATAGGTGAGCGCGCGCCGGGGGTCTTATCTCCGCAGCGAGGTTTCAAGTACGTGGCGTGTCCGCTGCGCGACGTGTTCATGCTCGTAGACGACGAGGGAGAACTGCACTGTGTGTTCCGCCGCTTCTGGCTTAACGTGCGTCAGTTCAAGTTGAAATTCCCCGACGCTGAGTTGCCGACGCAGATGCGTGCCGAAGCCGAGAAGCCGAACCCGAACGAGAACAACTTCTTCGAGTTCGTTCACTACGTCTGTCCGCGCGACGCGTCCAGCTACGATCCGTCAGCGCTAGACGTACGACGTCATCCCATTGTCGGCGCGTACTTGTGCGTGAAGAGCCGAGAGTATGTGGGCGACGAGACAGGGTACCAGTCCATGCCGTACAAGGTTCCCCGGACCGCAACCGTGGCCGGAGACCCCTACGGGTATAGTCCTGCCGTCATGGCGCTTGCTGCCCTTGGTGGTGCGTCGGCCATGAAGAAGACAAACTTGAAGCAGGGCAACAAAGCCGTGGACCCTGTGTTGCTCGCGCACGACGACAATGTGATGAACGGAGAAGTCGATCTGCGTCCCGGCGCGGTGAACTATGGCGGCGTGGACAAGCAGGGGCGCGCGCTGATACAGCCTCTACGTTCGGGAGACTTCCGCATCGGCGAAGTGCTGTTGCAAGACGAACGGCGTGACATTGAGGATAGCTTCTTCGTGACGCTGTTCCAAATACTGACAGACACGCCGGAGATGACCGCGACGGAAGTCATGGAACGTGTCGCGGAAAAAGCTGCGCTGCTATCTCCCACGATGGGGCGTTTGCAGTCTGAGATGCTGGGGCCGATGATCGAGCGCGAGATCGACTTGCTGAGCGAGATGGGCGTTCTGCCGGAGATGCCGCCAGAGTTGGTGGAAGCCGAAGGCGAGTACGAAGTCGTGTACACTTCGCCGCTGGCAAAGAGCATGTACGCCGAAGAAGTCAGCGGGTTCATGCGCGCAGTCGAGATGGCGTTGAACATTGCGAACGCGACGCAAGACACCTCGCAACTCGACCACTTCAACTTTGAAGACGCGATTCCCGAAATATCGGACTACATGGCCGTACCTGCTCGGTGGATGAACGATCTCGACACAATCGAACAGAAGCGTAGTGCGCGTCAGTCACAAGCTCAAGAAGCAGAGCTTATGAAGAACGCGCCCGCGTTGGCGTCGGCGGTTAAGACCGCTGCGGAGGTAAGCTCACCGTGACAGACGATTTTATAACTGGCGACGAGTTCGATCCCGAAGTCGCGCAACGTGCCGAAGACGCCGTGTACGAAAACAAGTTAAGCGAAGACGACGCCGTACAAGCACATCTTCGTAGGTGTAAAGAAGTGTACACCCGTGTGTTCGTCGGGGGTAACGCAAGTAAAGACGATCTTGACTTTCTGCTTCGCGACTTGGCGTTCTTTGCTAGAGCCGATCAACACTTCTTCCCGGACACTCGGCTGCAAGATGTCTATATAGGACGTAAGCAGGTAGTGCAGCGTATCGTAGAATACACAAGTCTCGACTTCGGTACGTTGGTAAAGCGGTATATCGAGACGCAAAACGGATAGGAAACTAAACCATGTTTAAGATCGGCCAGCAAGGCATTGTATTCAACGCACCGGGCGAAGGCGCGGGCGGTGGAGAAGGCGGCGCTGCACACCCGGTCGAAGCCCCTTGGGCGTCGGCAGAGGACGTGTGGAACGTAGGCGAAGGCGACGCGGCTCAGCCGTGGCACGCTACTATTCCCGAAGCAGAAGCGCGGCAACACGTAGAGGCAAAGGGTTACAAGAACCCGGCAGAGCTTGCGCTTGCAAACTACAATCTCACAAAGTTGCAGCGCGGCGATCCGACCGTTATCGGTCTCCCCGGCAGTGACGCGACCCCGGAACAGATGGGCGAGTTCTACGGCAAGCTCGGTCGGCCTGACGCACCCGAAGGCTACGAGTTCAAGTTCGCTGACGGCGTGCAAGTAGACGACGGGATGATGCAGTTCGCACGCTCTACTTTTCACGAGGCGGGCCTGACGCCTGCACAACCCCAACTCGTGGCCGACAAATGGAACGAGTTTGCAGCGCAACAGGGCGAAGGGTTTCAAACGCAGATCACCGAGCAGAACGATCAAGAGCTTCAAGCGCTGCAAACCAAGTGGGGCGGAGACCTTGAGAAGAACAAGGCCGCAGGACAGCGTGCAGTTCAAGCTCTCGGTCTCGACGCAGAACTTATCGGCAAGGTCGAGCAACAAATTGGCAGCGCGGCTGTCGTCGAGTTGCTTGCGACGATTGGGCGTAAGTCTGACGAGGGCGGGTTCACGACAAGCCCACAAGGCGGAGACCCCAACAACCCCGACAC